AGACAAAAGATTAATGCGTCAGGACAAGGAACGGTAGTAGCGATTGGCGCGGAAACTACAATTGATGGTAAACCCATTGCAATACAAGAGATTAACATTCAAGCCCTTATGGGAAGGATAGTATAAGATGTCGAATTACACCAAATTGACGAACTACGCTGCTAAAGACTCGATGGTCAGCGGTAATCCTGCCAAGGTAATTAAGGGCGTAGAAATTGGAGCAGACTACGATGCCATTGCTGTAGCAGTAAACAGCAAATCTAATAGCGCATCGCCTACTTTTACTGGTACTGTAACGGTAGCTGACTTAACAGCTACTGGTACGGTTAGCTTATCAACTATAGATGGTGGTACTTACTAATGGCTCTCGAACAAATGCAAAAAATGTTTATGGATAATCGAGGTTTGATTGGTGCGCTGGGCGGTGCAGCAGCGCAGGAAGCTATCATCCGAGATGTTCAGAAATTAGGTGAACAAGACTTACGAACTGTCTATGGTGATAGACCGCCTTCTACTCTTGCGGGTGGATTGATGGGCGAGATAGGTCGTCAGTCTGCATTCAAGCCTTTTACCGTAACTACTCCCACAGGAGGAGCGACTGTATCAGGTGCAGGAGATGTTACTCTTGGCATGACTCCAGAGCAGGAAAGAGTCAGGCAGCAGCTAACAGGGTTTGGCGAACAAGCATTTGGATTCTTGAGTGATCCTGCCCAGAGAGAGACAGAGCAGTCTAATCTTATAGGTATGCTTACACAGTCTCCCGCAGCTAGGTCGGCAAGAGAAGCAGAGATACGCACTGCACTACAGGCTGCACAAGCTCCAGAGCAAGAACGTGCAAGGCTAGGACTTGAGCAAAGACTAGCAAGCCAAGGTCGTCTGGGTGTAGAAACATCTATGTTTGGTGGAACGCCAGAAGGACTCGCATTAGAGAAAGCCATACAAGAGCAGCAAGCACAAAACGCACTAGCTGCAATGACTCAGGCTAGAGATGAGCAAGCACTAACATCATCTCAGACTCTTGCGGGACTACAAGAGATGCGAGGTCGTTCACAACTAGCGGGTGATCTAGGTCTACAAGCCTTACAGTCTTCTTACCTACCGCAACAACAATTAATTTCTTCGTTGATGCCAGGATTAGAAGCTTCTCGATTAGAATCAGCCCTAAGAACCACAGGTCTAGGACTAGGCACTGGTCTTGCGGAGTCTACAATGGAAGCGCAGCTAGGATATAATACACTGGCTAATGTTTTAAGACAGGCTCAATTCCAAGGACTGTTTGATTTATTAAGAGGTGAGCAAGAAACAGCAGCACAAACTGCTCCAACTAAAAAATTAGATATAACTTCAATGCTTCCTTCTCCGCAATCTCAAAATCAATTTGGTTTTTATAATCCTTCGGTAGTTACATAGAGGTCAGCATGGGTAATATTAATATACAATCATTATTTGCAGATATTATAAGCACTCCTGAGCAAAGAGAAGAAAAGCTCTTAAAGGAAGGTATGCTACAAGGTCAATTGATTGCCTCTGGACTTAAAGGTCGGGTTGCTAATCTTGCTCCGCTTGCACAGATTGCAGGTCAGCTTGGTGTTCAGCGTCAAGAGAATCTTAAACGCGAAGTACAACCTATGCTTGGTATTGATCCAAGGACTACTGGTGAAAGACTAGAGGAGGCTGTCTCTGGATTAGATATGTCTACTCCAGAAGGTCTTCGAGAAGCTGCATTAGCTATTCAATCTGTTGATCCATTACGCGCTGCTACACTAAGACAAGCTGCGGTAGAAATGAGTCAAGCAAATGAAGATAGAAAAAGAACTGTTGAATTACAACAGCTTCAATTAGAGGAAGCCAGAAGACTTGATGCTGATAGAAAGAAACAAGTAGAAGACAGAGATGCTAATGCTTTGCAATATATAGCAATGGGAGTTCCTCAAGCTTTTGTTAGCGATTATCGCAAGGGAGCATTAAGCGCAAAAGATTTAATAACTGTATGGGGTGAAAAGTTATCAGCAGGGATAGCAGCAAGAAACGCTTTTAAATTTACTTCTTTTAAAGGATCAGATAGAAAAGATGCTGAGTTATTAATTGCAGAATCTGATGAAGCACAAGATTTGCTAAATATGAGAGAAGAGCAAATGCAAATATTTGGAATAAAAATGCCTTGGAGTGGAAACAAGGTTTACACAGAAAGAGATATTCTTGATGAAGCTGCTGTATGGAAAGGATTGCAACCAAGTCTAAGCCCTAGAGAAGCAACAAATCTTGCAATTAAAAATTTACCATTAGGGGGGACAAAAAGCATTATAGGCAATGTAAATCCTAGTTATGCTTCGGTTATTCAACAAGGATATAATGTTGCACAACCTGGAGGAAATCCTGTTGTTAATCCATCAGCACTATCTGGACAATCCACTCAACCAGAATTTAATGCTAGTCAATTATCTACAATAGATTCTTTAGTTGAAGAAGCAGGGCAGTTACAAGCACAAACGGAAAACTCACAGGCAAATATTCCCGCTGAAGTTTCTCAATCTAATGAAACAGTAATGCAACAATTATTAAGAGGCGTTCTTCCTCAGTATGGAGCAGTTAGAAATACTATAGAGGGCTTAGATTCTCAAGTTAGTTCTGGGCTAGAAAACGAAGCAAGACAAGCGCAAAATTATTTTAATACATTGGATGAAGAATTAGGAGCTAGCCCAACAAGTGGCGGAGCTTCTGCTTCTTATTACCTTGAAGCAATTAAAACATTAAATTTTCCAGGTATTGATTTTGCTACAGAGCAAGTTCCTGCAATGACAAAAAATATTGCAGGAATTTTTAAAAGCCTTATAGATACTCTTTCATCAGTAGAAAATATAAAGAAAGTTACTAATGAAGGAATAGACGTAACGCTTTATGGCACAGGAAAATTAATAGAGTCTTTAGTTAACGGTCAATCTGTTGGAGAAAAAGAAATAAACCAAGTTAAAGAAAATATTAAAAAGTTAAAATCTAGTTTAGGAAAAATATCTGCTCCAGATAGAAAAATAGTAAACGAACAAATTAAAAAGTTAGAAGAATTTGTATTAACTAATGCAGGTAATTTGGCAGGAGCATTTTTAGACTAGAGGTTTATATGGCTGATCTATCACTTTTAAGTAAAGAAGATCTGAACGCATTGGCTTCAAGAAACATTGATGCGATGTCTCCAGAAGGCAAGTCTATGGTTTTGTCTGAGATAAATGCTGTTTCAAATAATAAAGAAGATGAAAACAAAGAGCTGCAAGAAGATCCCTTGGATGAGATTAGCATTGCCAGAAAAATTTCTTATGGTTTTGAAAAAGGAAAGTCAGATGTTGGGTTGTTGTATAGAACCTTACAAGTAAAAAATAATCTTGGACAATTTTCTTTTGGCAAAAACGGAATTGAATACAAAACACAAGCACAAGCTTACGGGCCAAACTTTGTTAACGCTTCTCCAGAAATAAAAGCAGAGGTTTTAGCAAGGCTAGATGATAAAGAGCTTGCAAAAAATTATCCTATTTTATCTCAGCAAGAAAGTCCAGGAGGATGGGCTGCGGTTGGATCTTTTGCAGGATCTTTGTTTTCTCCTACAACTTTAATTCCTATAGGTGCAGCAGGAAAAGTTAGCATGAAAGCATTGGCTGCGGGTGGAGCAGCATTTGGTGCAGAATACAATATACTCGATCAACTTGCTTCAACAGCTAAAGTAGATCCAAAACAAGTAGCTGCCGTTGCGGGTATTTCTGCTATTGCTACTCCCGCAGTTGCTAAAAGTTTGAGTGTCTTAGGAACTGGTATAGCATCATCATTAGCAAAAAGATCTGTACCAAAAGAACAAGTTAAAGCAAACGATATAATGCGTGAGGCTCAATTAATTATTAATGAACACGTTGCGTTACTTCCAGAAGGACAGGTAGATTCTAGAGCCGTTGTTAAAGATGTTCTTCCAAAAATACAAAAGAAACTTGGACTTACTGAACAAGAATTAAAAAATGCACAAGTTACTTCTGACATAGAAGTTAGAATTCCTGGCAGTAGATCTATGGCATTGTCACAGATTAGCGATCAAGCGCAGTCATTAAATCCTTTTACTGCATCTAATGTAGTTACTAAATCATTAAGAGATTTTGTTGGTGTGTTGTCTACTGATATATCAAGGATTAGCTCTGTTGTAGGCGGTAGGCTTAAAAAACATGACGCAGCAGTAGGAATTAAAACAGCAAACTACAACAAAAGAGTAGAGCCTTTTATTAAATTAATGCAAACCTTGCCGTCAAAAGAGTTAAGTCAAGTTAACAGACATTTAGTTAGCGAAGATTTTAACGGAGCAAAAGCCATTCTTTCTAGGTATGACAATAACGCCTCAACAATAGTTGACGATACACAAAAAGTCTTAAAGGATATAGAAGACGATTTAAGAGAATCAGGATTTAAGTTTGGAAAAATAGAAAATTATTTTCCTGCAAAAATTATTAGCTATAAAGATTTTTTAAATTCTATAGGAAAAGAATTAAAGAACCCTATAGATATGGCTTTAAAAGCAAGAGCAGAAAAACTAGGATACAAAGATATAAATGCTTTACCCATAGAAGAAACGGAAAATGTTATTGCTCAAGCTTTAAGAAGTAATTCTTCTAACGTATCTCAAAAATCTCTATCAAATAAATCTAGAAAAGTTGTAGTAGATGACGAGTTAATTAAACAATATAAAAAACCACAAGATTCTTTATCTCAACACATATTAGAATCTGTATCCATGATAGAAAAAAGAAAGTTCTTTGGAAAGTCTGCGGTAAACAAAGGAATAAAAAATATTAATTTAGAAGACTCAGTTGATAATCTTATCGCAAAAGAAATATCCAACAAGTCTATGGCAAGCGATGATTTTGGAAAGTTAAAAGAATTGATTGAAGCCAGGTTTGGTATGGGAGAACAAAAAACTGGGGCTGTAGCAAACGGAGCTAAGAATCTTATCTATCAAATGACAATCGCAAATCCTATGTCTGCTCTTACACAGATAGCTGACATGGGTATGTCTGTATTTGCTAATGGATTACTTAACACTGTAAAAGGAGCTTTAGGTAAAAGAAAAATAAAACTAGAAGATCTTAATTTAGATCAAGTTGTTTCTGCGGAGATGGGTACTGTTGGTGCTATGGCAAGAATGCTAGATAGAACGTTTGCTATTAGTGGCTTTAAAGCAATTGATAGGCTAGGAAAAGAAACATTAGTAAATGCTGCTTATTCTAAATTTCAAAAAATGGCTAAGTCTGACGCAGGTGTTAAATCTTTGCGTAAAAGATTTGGTAAAGTATTTGACTCAGAATTTGATGCAGTCTTATCTGATTTAAGATCAGGGCAAATTACTGACAACGTAAAGATGATGATGTTTAGTGAGCTTTCTAATTTCCAACCTATTGCTTTATCAGAAATGCCTTTAAAATATTTGCAAGCAGATGGTGGTAGAGTATTTTATGCACTCAAATCATTTACGATAAAACAATTTGACGTAATGAGAAGAGAAATATTTCATGAGTTTGCAGCAGGCAATACTTTGCAGGGAACAAAGAAACTAATAGCTTACGCAACCATCTTGCCATTGGCGGGTGCAAGTGTACAAGAATTAAAAGATTACATTTCTAGGGATAATCCAATCTCTATAGATGATATGCCAGATCAAATGATAAAGAATGCCTTGAAGATAATGGGAACTTCTCAATACGTTGTAAAGAATAACCTAGCTCAAGGCAAGATAGCTGCTGCAATTGGAGAAGCAGTGCTTCCTCCGATCAGTTTGTTTGATGCTTTTTCTGAGGATCTAATGAGATTATCCAAAGGAGAGCTTACCGCAAAAGATTCGCAAGCGTTGCAAAGAGTTCCTTTCTTTGGGCGTTTAATGCAAGACTTTGTATACGGAGCAAGAGAAGAGAAAAGAATAAAAGATATTTTAGCAGACTAGCCCCTCACTCAGAGGGGTTCATCTCGTTTTCTATAATAAAATCTACATACTGTTTGATCTTGCGGAGGTCTTCGATACCTCCCTTAGCTTTCCACCTAGTGATGTACTTGATAATATTCCCCTCGCAGTACCCTAAGTTATTAGCCATGATGTATTCTATGGGCTGAATCTTTAAAGACTTGTAATGACTTCCCCCTACTTGATGATCGTTAACTCTCAATGCAACGTCTCGCATTCTTCCTCCTGCTCTCTTATGTATTTTAAGAATTGTTTTTGTGTGAACTTAGACTTGTTAACAAATCCCGTAAGGTCTTCTAGCATTACGGCAAGTGTTCCTAAGTGATTGAGGTCGCTACCTTTAAGAATCCTAAGTTTCTCATTGATCCACTCATAAGCCTCTTCAGATCCGACCATTTCTATTTCTATTTCTGATACTTCTTTTGTCATAATCCAATCCTTTTCTCATGATACTTAATCAGCGCATTCCATTCCTTTAACATCTCTTCATAGTCTGCTTTGTAGAATTTAATCGGATCTGATTTCTTAGCTATCATCTCTTCTACGAAACCCTTGCCGTAATACTCCTGCATCCATATGGTGTACTGCTGCGCTGCTGAACCATACTTCATGCCGTATGCGTTACAGCTTTTACATTGTGGGTGTACATTCCTTATGTCCAAAGCCCAGTAAGAACTAGATCCTTTGGGAATGAAGTGACCTCCATCCATGTCCTTGTAATGTTTCTTACACCCGCAAGACACGCACTCACAATATCCGTTAGCATCTGTGGCTGCTATTCTAGCTAACTTCTGTAGAGCCTGGAGGCATTTGGATCTTGGTGTAGATGAATTACGTTTGCGTTTCATTAAGTCTCTCGCGGTTGAGTAGATGAGCGATTTTAATTTCTGCTTTATTTTGACCCGTATAAGGTACTGCCATATTAGCACTAACAAGCTCTGCATTTAGACTTATCTCTTCGCTTTTTATTACACCTAAGTACCGCCCGTATTTGTCTTTCTTTTTCGTCTGGAGCGTGAGCGTTTTGTTTTCTTCAAAGAAGTTCTGTACGAATTCTTTTGCGAGGAGTCCATATCGTTTTTCAACTTTGTCAGAAGTTCTCGATTCGGGTGTGTCAATTCCAAATAAGCGTATACGCTCCCCATGAATCCAATGATTGAAACCAAGGTCAATATCAACATCTACTGTATCTCCGTCTATGACTCTGTCTAATTTACAATTATATTCATACACCTCTATATATCCTCTTTGTTCCCATTTTATTTCCACAGCCAGGACAAAATGCCAGACCCGAAACAAGACACCTCAAAGTTTTCTCTGCTCTTCTCTGAGTAATGCAGTCCATTTTGTTATACCTTACCGTAAGCAAAGCTTTTGTAAACTCCAGGCTTTCTACGGGATAGGTTTTTGCAATAAACTTTACGTCCTCTGGAGGTTCGTACTTAGCTTCTGTTTGTTTTGTCATGACTCTCTCCCTAAGTATTCAGTGTAATGCCTGATGTACCTTCTGTTTAATTCTATGCTTAAAGCAATCAAAGCGTTGTAAGTTTCTTTTGCTTTCTTTTTGTCAATGTTTTCCAAGCCCATCTCTAGCTCATCATTGGCTTGGTGTATTGTCGGCATAAACTCCTCAAACATAAGTCACTCCTTAATCATTACTTATTAGGAAATGGAACATATAGATCGTGCTTTGAGAATACCTGCCCTAAGTGATGACTCAATACCTCATGCACTTTGTCGTAGTCTACAGTGTTTGCATCTGCGGTAGAGTCAATACCTATGAGAGCTTCTTGCACTGGCTTCCATAAGGCTTCCTTTACCCTCTCTCCGCTCCAAGGAATGTCTACGCTCTTCTTCTCTAGAACCTTTTGCATAGGCAGACCTCTGTCATTTAAGACTTCCGCAAGTTGACGGCAGTACAAGTGGAGTGCGTTATTCTGTGCATTGCTCCTTGTCTTACCCTCAGTCCAACGGATTGTGACGTACCCCTTAGATTTATACATTTGATCTAAGTGTTTCTCAAAACACTCTTTTGTGTGATCGTTACTGATAACCCAGTGTTTCCCTTGTATATCCATAATTACCCCTTTTTTTCTTTATGTGCTTTCAAATAACTCTTCCTTACTATTAGCTGCGCTAAAGCAAACGAATCATTGTTGAACGTCATAGGAGGGCATTGCGTAATCTTCCCTCCCTTGGCGAGATACTCAGCGACCTGAGCGTCTATTTTCTCCCTTAGCTCTTCCTTGTTGTTAGTCGGCTTCATGGTTCAATCTCACAAACTCATCCATAGTTATGCCGAATGCTTCTGATAACTTGTATAAAGTATCTACAGTCGCACCCTTGCGATTCATCAGGTGATAATAGTTTGAATGTAAAAGACCCATCTGATCCGCTATTTCTGTGGGCTTTTTGCCCAATCTATCATGTGCTTTTCTCATGCACTGTCCGATATTAATTTCCATACAATACTCCAAAACGGGGGCATATAGCCCCCATAACAGACCTAGAAAGGGACATCTACCACACCCTTAGACTCAACCTTAGACTCAGCCTTCTGCTCAGGTACAAAGTCATCCACAGAAAGACTGAGATACTTCTTACCCGCCTTTGATTCCCGAACCCATCCCGCAATCTTGAAGTCCGAACCCTTGAAGTTAAAGCTTCCCTTGTAATCAGGTGCTTTATCATTGGTCTTGTCCTGCTTGAACAACGCCCCTCTATCAGTATTATCGTAATCCATAATTAATCCTCAAATTGATTTACGTTCTCTTTAATTAAACCCACAGCCTTGGTAACGTGCTTGGCTAGTGAAGCTATGTATTCCTCATCACGCTCTACGCGAACGATCAAGGGTTTCATATCGGGGTGATAAGACATGAAGTCCCACCATTGCCTATCGGTTACCCATAGACACCCCATGACTTGTTGTTTATATCTGTTTGGTAGTTTCCCCCCGCGAAGATATTCAACATGAGTGGCAGGCGCAGGACATTTGATTTCTAATCCCCCATCCCTACCAATGAGGCCGTCTGGTGAACAGCCTGCGTCAATGTCATCATGCAAAATAAAACCCATCTCATGCACTTTGACTTGATTCGTTTGTATGTATAGATTCCTGGCTTCTGGCTCTAGCTCTACGCCCCTCAGCATCCATTGATTCTGGAATATAGGAACACGCTCACCCGTTAGCTCTTCTGCGACTAGCTGATTGATGTAGCCATTAGCCTGAGTAGACCAATCGCCCTTAGCGGTGACGATCTTGTCATACATACTAGCCGAGGGTATGCCTAGTCTTGAAGCAAACCACTCAGCCGATCCTTGTTCGCACTCAAATACCCTCATAGTTCGAAGTCGTCATTGGATACTTTAACAAAATCAGGCTTTGCGGATCTTTCAACCTTAGACCCTAAGTCTTGAGGCTTGGCATTCTTAAACTCATCTGCCTCATCCTCAGAATAAACATCACCATGAAGCCCAACTAGCTTGAGGATAACCCTGTCTTTGGCTCTCTTCTCAGCCATAGCAAAAGGGTATCCATTCTTGTTATTGTAAGGAGCAGCCTCTCCGAACGACCACTCAGAATGATCGTTGAGGTGACCAGTGACAGAGACAGCCACTAGCTTATTCGCCATGTCGCTTTGTACGATCATAGGCGGGTCAAACTTAATGCCTTTGTAGGCAGCAACCTTCTCCAATGCTTTGTGTAATATGACGGGCGTACCATGACAGTCCCATGTCGCAGTCTCTGGTGTCTCGCCTATCTCCCTTAAAACTTCCCCTACTTTTTTCATGCTGTATCCTCCCAGGATCTGATTAAACCTTTTATCATTAGCTCTATTTCAAGAAGCTTGGCATCTACGACATCACCTTGCGAAGCGATAATGTCCTGTATTTCCTTGAGTCTTAGCTCCAACTCTTCTAAAGTCATGTCCTTGACTCCAGCCATTGAGCTTCCATTTGAGCCTCGACCATAGCGTCTTCGGCATACCGAATACCGTATAGCTCAAGAGCCTCTTCGCATAGGTCTACATCCATATCACACAGATACTTGAGATAATCTAACGCGCAGTCTCTCAAAAGCTTTTGATGGTCGATGACATCATCGAGCGAGGAGGTGACAAGAAAAGATCCTAAAGAATCCGCAACATCGCTAGAGTTGTGCATCTTGAATAAGATGTTACTCATATGCTCTGTGTTGTCCTGATCTTGAAGTAGATTGATTATCATCAGATCTATGTCCGACTTATCAACCTTGTCCCAGTGTATCTCTCCCTCGATGAAGCAATGAGTGACCGTATCATCTTCGACTAACCAATCTCTGTAGTATTTACCTTTCATAATTTTCCCCTTTTAAGTCATTGGTATTTCAGTAAATCTATCCCAATTAAAATGTGCCATCTCCTCCGAGTAAGATTGTCCCTTTCTGTTTTCGCTCCAATCTTTTCCTATGCTTATCTTATCTATATCAGCATGAAATACTGTATCGTTCCGCACTTCAGAAACCAAAATGTATTCCAATGACTGTATGTTTAAATCATCATCACACCAACCAACAACCAACATAGACGGTATGTGTAATTTATCTGATAAAATTTGTAAGCTTTCTATTTTATTTTTAGCGACAAAAAAATCAGGTATTGCTTTGCTAGGTTTTCGTCTGCATCTAATCTCAATAATTCCTTTCGCTTCGAAAGATTTATTTATTGCTAGGTAATCTGCCCTAGACATAGGGTTTTGAGAAACCATTCGTACTTGCCACTCACGCTCAATAATTTTGGCTACTTGATCTTCGTTATTCTTTTCTTTCTTCGTTACTTCAACCATAATTTTCCCCTTTGTTGTGTGAATTAAAACAAGAAATCATTGTCATCGTCAACATTTATTTCATCTTTTTCAAAATTAAATGGCATTGACTCTCCCTCATGACTGGTGAACTGCAAACAATTCTGAAAGTAGAAAGCGAAAGTTCCTTCCCACGCACCATGTCTCTGTTTCGCAACAGTCAAAAGTAAGTCCCGATTATCCTCCAGGTATTTAATTTGCTTATCGTCAAGCTCATGCCCTTGAGACTGTAACTCTTTGAGATCAAAGCGTTTCTTGTTTTTCCAGACGATGAATAGATTGTCTGCCATATCGGATATGGTGCTACTGCCCTTGACATCGAACTTGGTCGGTCGCCACTCTTCTCCGCCTGTCTGAGGTTTTCTGACGTGGCATATGAGGTGGATGTGAACCTTTAAAGTCTTTGCTGCCCATTGCAGGCGATTGATGAAGTCGGTTTCGCGTGCGTTAGCATCAGCCCCGCCCTGATTAACACCACACTTCGCCAAAGAATCTAAGACTATATGTTTACAGCCCAATTCTTTCCCGCAATAGTGGACAAAACCTAGTATTCTGTCGTTTTCGACCGTGTCCAACTGATCGTAAATAAGCATATCACTGCAAAAATCTGCAAATTTATGAATGTAGGATTCCGCAGGTGATTCGCCCGACCTAGTACCCGCAGACTGTAGGCACATTCGCCACAAAGTTTCTTCGGGTTTCATTTCAAGCGAGGCGATAGCTATCTTTCTTTTTTTCGCAAGCCATAACATGACTTGACCGCATAGCATACTCTTGAACGATCCGCTCATACCCGCCCATATGCTGAGTTCACCCTCCCTCAATCGGATTAGCTCGTGCGTTTTAGGCCACGGCATCTTATCTCCCCATATTTTTGGCCCTTTACTACGCTCTATAATTTGAGATTCCCAATGAGATCCTGAGTGTATCTCCTGAGCCTCCATACTGCCCACAAGGGAGATGTACTCGTCGAAGTTAACATTGTTAGGTATCTTCATAAGATCACCTCTGTATGGGCTTCTGAGGCGTTGTCATTACGATTAGCATTACGAACCCACGTTCTCACGCAAGCCTTCCAGTCTTTTATTTTTTGCTTTGAACCGAGAGTCCAATCGCGTGTATCGTAATAGTCAATGAAGTGCTCAGGATCTATGGTGTATCTTTTTTCTTTACAATATTTCTTAACTTGATCAAGGGTAGGCTTTATAAACTTGTTATTTGTTTCTTGTTTATTGTTAAGGTGTGGTGCTTTTGTGGTCATCCTGTGGTCATTCTGCGGTTTTTTTGTGGTCACATCCTGATAATTTGCATAGCAAACTATTGTTATTATTGAATATTTGTGGAAGATCTTGCGGTCAATCATGCGTTCTTTTTCGAACATTTTGAGGTATCGTCTGAGGCGACTCTCAGTTATGCCTAGTCGCTGAGAATACTCAGTCCGTCCGAAGATTAATTGCCCTCTTTGAATGGTTATATTTTGAC